TTAATATCAAAACCTATTTCTGTAAGGTTAATATCAGAGAAAAACTCAGATATTTTCTCATAGTCAAATTCACCATTTAGGATATTTGATCTAAGATTGTATTCCTTAAATTCATCCTCTGTAAGTTTTCTATTAGGGATACGAACATCTATGATTTCTTCTCCCCTTCCTAACTCAAAGAGAATTATTACTCTTTGGTGTCCTCCAATGAGAGTGTTGTCAATATCAATCACAGGAATTTCTACCAAATTGAACTTTTCTAATGATTTTTTGAGACGTTCTTTGTCTAAATCGGATATTTTTCGGGGGTTGTATTCGTAAGGGACAAGTTCCGAAACTTTTCTTTGAACGGTATACCATTCTAAAGGTGCTAATATTTCTTGCATATTTAAAAATTTAAAGTTAATACTTCTTGTCTTTTTTTGTTTTTTGTGTGACTACTTCCTAAGTGTAGTAGTATTTTTTGTTGTTTCCAACCAAATTGATTAACATACTTTGTCAGCTCTTCATTCTGATAAGAACTCAAAATAAATTTACCTCTAATCTGAGATAATATTTTTAGCAATTCATTAAAATGCTCTTGTGTATAACCACCATAATGACCTTGGTTAGCCCCAACATAAGGAGGATCACAATAGTGAAATGTATCTAATGAATCTCGTTTTTGAATTACTTCACAAGCATCATTGTTCTCTAATTGTACATTTTTCAATCGTTGGGAATATACATCAGTAAAACTTTCTATTTTATTATTCAAAAGTTTTACATTTTTTGAATTAGAAGTAATTCTGCAATTCATTACTTGATTAGAAAAACCAAAATTTGTAGCAAACCAAAATGCCCACGCTCTTTGTTTTTCTGAAAATAAATGGGGTGTGTTATAAATTACTAATGCTGATTTATAAGCATCACGGCTGATAATAGTTTTTTCTATTAACATTCTTAATTCTTCAAAATCAGTTTTCAATACTTTATAGAAGTTGAAAACATTAGCATTGAAATCATTTATAATTTCTGTTTTTGTTTGTTCTTTAGCCCAAAAAACAGCTCCACCACCAAAGAAAGGCTCTGTATAGATCTTGTGTTGGGGTATTAGTGGTAGAATATGAGGAAGCATAGTTTGTTTTCCTCCATAATAACTTATGGGTGTTCTTTGCCAAATTTTTGATATAGATTTCATTATTTTACTTGTTATTTAAAATTATTTTGTATCTTTGCACCTCCTACATCTAAATAATAAAATAGCCAGCAGGCGGAAAAACATAAGTCCTCCGTGCCTGATGGCTATTATTTTAAAAGATGTAGGAATTTTTTATTTAATAACGGAGGACTTTTTTTATCCTCCTAAAATGTTATTTTACATTTATCTTTTTTTCAATTGTTTTTACTAACAGCTTTAGTTGCTTTAATTCTTCGGTTTTTCTGAATATTTTTTCTATCAAAGTAAAGTTTTCTCCCTCTTGGCTCTCGGCTTGTAGTACCCACTTTCTTAGGCTTTTTTCCCTCGATACGATATTGCTGCGCAGGGTGTGCAGGCGTTGTACCAGTTGTGTAGGGCTCAACTTATCTAACGCTTCTTCTTGGGAGGGGGCGGTGGGTAGCAATATGCGTTTGTACTTACTCCAATGGTCGAGCACGGTATCGCAGGCGTCCATTTCCTCGAATAGTTGCCATAGCTGTTGCTGTAGGGCGCGGGCTTGGCTTTCTTGGTCGGCTGGGAGGGCATTAAGGCTTAACTTGAGCGAGCAGGCTTGTAACCACTGTTTTTTTTTGGCGAGGTATATGGGGTGTAGGGATTGGGGATAATCGGAGATGAGCCGATTTGCTGATTTGTCAATTTGGTGCGAGCCGCACGGGCTGTTTGCTGATTTGTCAGTTTGCGGATTGTCCCCCTCGCTTTCGGAGAGGGGGGAACGGGGGGTGAGGCTTTTGAGTTTTGCTTTTAGCTTTGCTTCGTTCTCTAAGGAATAAAAGCGAGGAACGCCCTGAAGATTGCCTCCAAGGCGTTCGTACTCTATGAGCAAACGTTTATATTGTTCTCGGTAATTAGACATTAGGTATCTGGGCTAACAGCTTTTTTCAATGCTAAGGCGCGCTCTAAGATAGGTACATCGGGCGGGTATTGTTGTTTTTTCTTCTCTATGAGCTGTTGCAGGGTTTCGGTGCTGAGTGATTTTAATAACTCGGCAGCTGCTTCTTGCAAAGCATAGTAAGGGAAGCCCGCGATGTATAGGCTTTTGACATTGTAAGGAATACGACTCAAATCGACTGCCTCTAATCCGCCCCCTAATTCTTTGGGTTTGGTGAAGTAGGCGGTACCTTCAGGAAGCAATGATTTGAATGCCGAATCATTCGTAATTTGTAATTCGGCATTCGTTATTTGCTTCTCGTCATTCGTGATAGTCTTAGGCTTCGGCGATTGTTCCTGCATACTTGTACGGTTTAGAGTTTGTGATGAGCTTGAGGGTAATACCGCTATCATCTTCGGCTTTTTTGCCAGTAGTGGCTTCGGCACTATCTACATAAGCAGGGTTGATCTTGGTGCCTATTACCCATAGCGTGCCTTGAGCATCGGGGACTACGAAAATCATCGGTACGTTTTTGTAACGGTTGATGAAATCGAGGGTTACATCGCTAAAGCGAGCTATCTTAAACTCTAACTCGGTTTTCGCTTTTTTGTTGCCTGCATTGCCTACGAGTGTGATTTTGAGTTCTCCCTCGTCTATCTGAGCATCGATACCTTTGAAGGCTTTGGAAGCGATAAGGGTAAGGTTGCCATCTTCGATGGTGTTGGCTTTGCCGAGTTCGCCCGTATTAGCGGGCAATACGCATTTATCGACAAACGCCTTAGGAGCGTACAAAATGCGTGTGCTGATGCCTCCGCTGACTTCGTCGTTAGGACAAGCATCGAGGCTTTCGTGGGGTACGTTATCAAAACAATTTTTTGCCATAATATCAATTTTCTAATTTGCTAATTTTCTAATTTGCTAATTAACGGTGATTGTCCGCCGATGAGTTGGAGGAGTAGATCCTCGTCGTTAGCAATTTCTTCTTGTGAGAGGGCTTCACCGCCGATAAGCAACATTTGAGGCGCATCGTCAGCAAACTTGTAACTCACATTGCGGAATGTAAACTCGTGTCCTTTGTGAGGCGCTTCTTCTGTTGGTTTTTCGGGAGTTCCCTTGAGTTGCTCCTCATATTGGTTGAGTTGTTGTTCGCGAGCGTTGAGCTGTTGTTCAACCTCATTCAGTGCGAGTTCACGGCGGTTGAGGGCTTCTTCTCTCTCGTTGAGAACAGCCTCACGCTCGTTGAGGGCTTGTACTTGTGTATCGTTGCTTTCGGTAGAGGCGTTATCAATTTCGGGCGAATTGCCATTCGCCCCTACGACGGGTGTATTTTTTTCTTCTTTTGCCATTTTTATTAGGTGTTAGGGGTTAGAGGATAGGGGTCAGGGGCTGATACCTGACCCCGAAACCTTATTAAGCTTCTAATCCTTTTTCTTCAGGGTAGTAGAGTTCATTGAGGTCTTTGTTGTTCAATCCGCGTTTTTTGGTGCCGTCGGAAGTGTACACATAAGTAAGCTCATTGATAGCAAAATCATACCCTAAAGTAAATTCACCCATAATGTTCAAGATACGTTTATCTACTTGTACATCGGTGATAGTAGCAGGATTGTCGACGATGTCAACCATCTTCACAAAACCATTTTCCACAGTTGATACAATGGTACCGTCTTTGAGGTTAGGGATAGCGACGATTTCGCGTTTTCCTAAGCGGGTTTTGAGGGCGTTGTCTTGGAACTTGTTTTGCCCGAACTTGTCTTCGTAGGCAATTTGGTAGTTCTCGGCATCATTCACACTCATAAAGATTTTCTTTACTTGGTCTTTCGCTCCCGCAGGCAAACCACGCTCATAAGCGGTTACTACATCGATGATGTTAGTGCTGGTGATAGCATCGGCAGGAATGAGGAAGTATGGGTTTTCGGTATTCTTCAAACCTTTGGCGATGATTTCATTTAGCCCATCCATAGAAGTGCCAAACTCAGGTGTGGCAAGTCCTATCTTAGAGGCATCGTACTTACCAGTAACTGATAAGATGTTCACATCGGAGATGATTTTTTTCAAAAGCGAATCAATAGCGTGTTTAGAGATTGATTTGTCTTTCAAACTCTTTCCTTCGTCGTACATCTCTTCGAGTACAGTGCTTATAATTTCGGCGGGGTCGAGTTCAAAATCCACCTTCTGATGGAAGTTTCTCATTATTTTTTTGCGGAATTGCAATTCGCCATAAGGCGTCCACTTTTTGGAGTTGAAGCCTTGTACGACGTGCCCAATGAGCGAATCCAACGATACGTATTCGCCTCTGACCTTGGTGAGGGTACGAGAGTGTGCGTTGAGTAAAATCTCTTTAGACAGTATCGCAGATTGCAATAGTTTAGGTTTGGTGCTGATGTAGCGAAGTAGTTCATTTTTAATCTGATCTACGTTCATTGTTTTTTCTTTTGCCATAGTGTTAAATTTCGTTTAAGAATTTGTTGTGAGCATCGTTAGGGTCTAAATACCCGTCAATAAGTCCGTTGTTATCGGCTGACTCTTTGCCATCGTTAGCAGGCAATGAGTGTGCGGGGCGGTTGTTGAGTTCGGTTTTGAGGCTCTCGGTTTCGGCAGTAAGGGCGGTTACTTGCGCGGTGAGGGCTTCTTTTTCAGCGGTAAGGGCTGTTTTCTCTGCCGATAGCTTTTCGTTGTTGGCTTTCAGCTCTGCCATAAGCTGCTCGAGGGCGGTGTTGTCGGCAGCGGTTTCGGCAGCTGCTAAGGCGGCTTCAATCTTGTCGAGCTGCGATTCTTTGAGCTCTACAAACTTTTCATTCCCAAATAAGGGACTTTTCAGGTCGATACTGGCGAGTGCCAATATAGCGGCGATTCTTGCGTGTTTCATACTTTTTTTAATTTGCTAATTGACTAATTATGTCGTTAAGTGTCATTATTTCGTCTATCAGTCCCATTGCTTTGGCTTTTTTAGCATTATAGGTATTGCCTTTGAAAACTTCTTCTTTGGCATCGGGACGGTAGGCTTTTACGCTACCTATAAAGCGGGCGTTGGTATCGGATAGGTTTTGCAATACGGTTTTCTCGTTACCCTCCTTGAGGTCGCGATACCATTTGTTTTTCTCGGTGCTTTCGGGAGCGTAGAGTTCGTGGACTTTCACACCGTATTTTTCTAAGAAAGGCGCAAAATCTTGGAAACTCATCATCGTGCCTATACTGCCAATGGCATCGGCAAAGGGGGCGGCGACTACCTTGTCGCAAGCACTGGCAATCCAATAGGCAGCACTGCACATATAACCGCCCGTATAGGCTACGGTAGGTTTTTGCAAACTGCGAATAACGCTGGCAAGCTCCTCAGTGCCTGAAACCATTCCGCCCCCGCTATCAATATCCAGCACGATAGCGGTAACGGATTGGTGCGATTCCAGCGCCTTTAATAACGTAATAATATATTGAGTACCGATATATCCGTAAGAGGTGTATTTGACGATGGGCTGCTTGAGATCTACCACTACGGGGAAGCTGTCGCGCCCTTGTTGCAAAGAGGCGTTGCGCTCCTGAAAATCATAGTGGTAATCCTCTTCATACCAATGCGAACTCTCGAAACTCCCCTTACGATAAGCTAAGAGGAGTTCGGGGAGTTTTTCAGCGAGGTAATTATGATTGATAGAGAATAGCATAATAATTTGTCAATTTGCTAATTTGCCAATTTGCTAATCGGCAAATCATTAATGGTGCAAAATTATTGCAAAGGCGGGGTAAAGAAAAGGACACGGAATTTTTCGGTTATCTTACTGATATTCGGGAAGATGATAGTTTGCCCTGTAAGGGTAACTATATAGGTATCGGAGCCTTTGCCGTTATCAACTATATTGTCGTCGATAGTGAGGGTGAAAGGCTCGCGGGCGTTGCCTACTACCAGCATTTCCTGCTCGGATACCAGGGCGACCACGTAACGGCGTTGCTTGTGAAAGCCGATGAGCTTCTTGCGGGTATCCTTAGACAAATCGTAGATGGGCAAGGAGACTTGTATATCGAAGTAATCGTTGTGGTTTTGCTGCTTGATACTCACCTTGCGGTTATAAGGTGCAGGGTTATGCAGGTCGATACGCAATAGATAGCTATTTTCATTGGGGGTAAGGGCGCGCATATTCTGATTGAAACTGAAAGAATTAGCATCAAACAATAGCACGTGTGATATTTCGCGCGTAAAGGATTCGGGGAGGTTGCAAAGGTTGAGCATTAGTTGTTAGGGAATAGGGGTAAAACCTGAATTTGCTACAAAAGTAGGGTGTTTTGGGGTGTTGTGAAAGGACGGTAAGAAGTTAAGAGATAAGAGGTAAGAGGGGGAGCGAGGCGTTGTGTAGTAAGGGGTTGCGGGGTGTTTTAGAGGTGTTGGCTGTATGTTGCCTGTATGGTGGCTGTATGGTGGCTGTAGTGAAGCTAAGGGAGGGCTGTGGGGTAGCTGTGGGGTAATAAAAAAGGTAAAAGACTGTTTGTTAGCCTTTTACCTTTTGTTTTTAGTAAGGGACAGGTTTAGAAGTTTTTTATTCCAATTTTTCTATATTTCTCAGTTTTTCGAGGTAGAAATCGCGTATTCGTTGAAAATCTTCATCGGTGAACTTGTTATCTCTGAGTCTCATTCGCTTGTGAGTTGCTGCTGATGTACTCTTCTGAATCGCACGCGCTACCTTGCTATCGGATAGTTCTAAGTGCTGAATGATGTATATTACTTTTTCGTGCGAGGTCATAATTATTCTTGTGTTATCATATTAGTATTGTACCATTGCCACGCTTCATCTAAGAATTGTGTTTCGGATATTTTTGGGGCTAATTCCCCTCCTGTTATCTTTACGTTATTCTGAATTATTATGAGGTTGAACTTCTCATATTCATTGAATACGTATAATTTCTGAGGCTTGCTATTTAATTCTCTGTTAAGAACTATCTGCTGTGTGCGCTCTCTAATTACCAATATCAGAGATAAGTAGAGAGGAGAGTAGATAAAATGAAAACCATTAGGCAAATGCTCAGGCTCTGGCTGTAATGCCAATAAGAATTTAGGCATTTTTAGTTCAAAAAGTTTGTCATTATCCATATATTTTGTATTTTTGTCCCTCATTTCTAAGGGTTTTAAATCGTTAGACTTGTTTTAAATTTACAAAGTAAAGCCCCTAATGTAGTGTTAGGGGCTTTTAATTTATCTAATAAAGCGATACTTAGGCAAGAAATTGCGACTACCCCCTATTTTGAATTTACTAACCATTTCGCCATAATAGTTAATAGGTTCATCAAGGCTAATTGTGGTAACATTGCGCCCATTGTAATCATATTGGTGCGCACTGTAACCTACTGACATATTGGGTAATCGCCATACCCCCCAATTCATAGAATTAAGATAATACAATATTCTACTGAGGTTATCTACATTAGCCTCGAATACTTTACCCTCTTTAATTTCATTTTCAAGGGCACGAAAGTCAGCTTCTAAATCTTTCATTTCTTTCTCATTCTGAATTTTCTTTGCTTCGTGTTTTCTCTTGCAGAAATTGCAGAATTTAGTGTACGCTTCATCCAGATTTTCGTTGGTAATTTCACCATCTACATCAATGAATGTTACAAAGTATGGTCTTTCTGTGAATTTTTGTGCCTCTACCTTTTCATAAGGCACTTCATTAACTTGTGGGTAACCTTGCTCTTTCTTTTTGAAAGTAACATTACCTGCTACAATGTAGGTGTAGCTATTTGTTGTGTAAAATTCTAATTTCATCTTTATAAGTGTTTTAAGTGTTAATATTGTTTATTAGCGATGAGAAATTTCAATCATATAAAACTGCTCTTCACCGCCTTGACGGTCTGCTATACCTACAATCTCTACTGTATAGGTTTCATCATATCGAGCATACCCTTCAATTTCTTCACCTTTAACGATGAACGTTTCAATTCGTTCGGGTGTATCTAATGCTCTTAACCCTAACCACTCATCACGGTCTTCTATTGATTCATTGTACAACTGTTCTGCTTCTTCGATACTATCTACATAATTGTAGTATCTGTATTTGTTTTTGATGAACTCGATTATTGCCTCATCGCTAATTGTTTCAGTGGTGAAGTTGTTGTCATTCACCCATTCTTGTAAGCCTAATGTTTTGTCTGTTGTTGTCATTTTCTTTGAGTGTTTAAATTGTTAATAATTGTTCTTGTTTTAATTTTACACTGCAAAGATACGGCAAGATTTTTAATTACGCAAGTATTTTGCTTGTTTTTTTTTATTTTATTTTGTTTAAAATATAACAATCATTTGTAAATATATATTTATTAAGTAGTTACAAGATTGTTATTTTTAAAGAAAAAAAGGCAAAAGGTAGTGTTG